TACATCTAAGTACGATTGCGAGGTAAGTCATGCATCAAGCATCACTTGCGCACGAAGCATTCAAGCTTCTGTGCCACAGTGTCGATTCCCAGTACTCTAATGACAGCACCAGGCATCTCGCGATGCCCAAGCCGTCTGAGTACTTCTCAGCTATCGCGTTTGCCAAGGACTACGCAGTGTATACGTATCTGCGTAAGTTTAAGGGCGATAAGGAAGAAGTCGACAGACTCACTTCCGAAGCGATACTCGGTTTTAAGGAGACCGAGACCTCTGTGAGGTCTACTAACGAACGACTCAAGTCTTCGCTGTCCGGCTACGCCGGGGCTGAACGTCTATTATCGGACGTTCGGACTCAAATCAGCAGGATTCTGGGTTCGTTCAATCTGGAAGATTTCGCAGAGTGTTGCGAGTGGGGACCTGGAGCTACTTCTTCATTGAAGGGTAAAGACTCCAGAGTCGATAAAAAGATCCTTGAACCGTCCATTTCAATCACACCTGCTTCACTCCCGTACCTGTGCGCGTACCTCAAGTACGACACAGGATGGTTTGCGGCGCGCTGCGGAGTTATGCCTGAAGGGCCTTACAGCCCTCTCAGAAACAACTTCAACGTCGTGTCGTGCTCACGGCTTACTACCGTAGAGAAAACCATTAGGGAACGACGCGTCATCGATATCCAGCCTACGGGAAATCTCTTCCTGCAGAAGGGTGTCGGTGAATTAATTCGTCGTCGTTTGAAGCGTGATGGTATCAATTTGGATTCGCAGAAAACGAACCAGATCCTAGCGCAGCTCGCGTTGCGCCTAGGTCTCGCCACTATCGACTTGTCGAAGGCGAGTGATACTGTGTCCTTTGAGGTTGTGCGTCAGCTTTTACCGGCTGACTGGTTTGAGGTACTTGATGACCTTCGAACTCAGGCAACTGTCCTTCCGGATGGCTCTACCTGGCATTTAGCTAAGTTCTCAGCGATGGGAAATGGCTACACCTTCGAGCTTGAGAGTCTCATCTTTCATGCTCTCTGTATCGTCGTGAAGCGATACAGTGGTGAATCTCACATACCGCATGGTGTCTACGGTGACGACATCGTCATCAGTAAGACAGTCGTAAAGTGTTTGTTTTCATGCTTTCGTCTGCTTGGGTTTATCCCTAACGCAGAAAAATCATGGTCAACGACTCTCTTCCGAGAGAGTTGTGGCAAACACTTCTTTAACGGTCGCGATGTGACTCCGCTTTACCAAAAGGAGGAGATCACTACTCCGTTGAAGTTGACGGCCGCAGCTAATCGACTCATCAGATGGAACTTCCGAGTTTCTGACGGTGTGCTCGATTCGAGCTTGCTGCTCCCATACCTAGCTCTTCGCGATACCTTTGGGTACTGGGTTAGGTTCCACGCTCCGTATGTCAAGCGCAGTCGGAAAGTCTACTCAAAGTTCTGCCCTCTTCAGCCTTTTGGGGCTGAGGGAGATGGTGCTTTGATCGACCCAACGTTCAACGCTTCACAACGTAGTTCGATTCTGAAGAGCGACTACATGGTCGAGCTTCAGGTCGGCGAGAAAGCTGACGACTTCGCGCTCTACGCGCTAAGTTTGCGGCGGAGTTCAAAGCGTAATGCTCTGGACTTCGCTCGGTACGGCGATCTCGCTCATCTACATATAACCCGAGAGGGCTATGTAGATGACGTGGTGGACTGTGGTATGCCTTTCTACGGGTTCGCAACCCGTAAGGGAGGTAGGACTGATGTCCATTTCAAGTCACGTAAGTGGCTTGGAATGGGCGGGCGGTTCCCTCAAATCGTGTAAATGATTTGAGTTTGCGGAGGGTGTCTTACACCTATAAATGGGGC